CATTCGGAATAACGACATTAGCGCCTGTGCCTTGAGAAATGGTGACTTGATAACCAGCACTATTTTGAATAATCCAAGTTTTATTAACTGTATTCGGTGCCAGAGTAACTGTATTAGTTGCGGTGATTGAGCCTGCAAGAGTAAGAGAATAGGCCCTGGCAGCATCTGAGGTGCCGTCTTGCATGGTAATCGTATGGGAAGTCCCGGTAATGGTTTCGGAACCACTGCCCCAGGCCTCTGCGATAAGCTCTAAATTCGTGTTGGTTGATGTGCCCCAGGTTCCCGATTCGTCACCTGTAGCGATCTCTTTAAGCCTTAAATCATTTACATATGTTGCCATTTATCGATCCTCCAATCTTATATGAGTATAACTGTTATAAATTATCTTTTCCAATATCTATGCCACTTCCTGCCAATCTGCGTCTTGAGCATCATCAATTGCCGACCAACTTGGACTTTGTGAATCATCAATTACGGCCCACTCAGCATCTTGTCCTGGAATTATCTCACCCCAAACGGTTAATTGACTAATTTGCCCTGTTCCATACACCCCGGTAACCGCAATAGTTACATGAGTTGTTACCGTTAAATCACCTAAAGCACTTGTGCTTGCATCTTGCGTAACTGAAATAACATTATTAGTTACTAGGCTTATAGTGCCTAACGAGGTGGTGCCCGCTAATCCCGTAGGATAAACATTGGCAGCACCCGTTACAGTCTCTTCACCTTGGGAAATCGTGGAGGCTGTTCCGCTAACGCCAACCAGAGCGACACCATTAGCAATAACGGTGCCAACTGCTCCTGTACCCGCTAATCCTGTTTCGCTAACATTGGCATCACCGCTAACCGTTTCAGTGCCTAAAGCAGTGGTTCCTGCTAGTCCTGTAACCGAAAGATTAGCAACACCAGTAACTGTGAGCGAACTTACAGCCCCTGTACCTGCAAGGCCTGTTTCCGCTACATTGGCAGCCCCGGTAATGGTTAAAGAACTTATCGCACCAGTGCCCGCAACCCCTGTCTCGGTAACAATTGCAGCCCCTGTCGCAACAACTGTGCCAACAGAGCCTGTTCCATATACACCTGTTTCTGCAACATTAGCGTCACAGCTAACGGTTTCAGTGCCTAAAGCCGAAGTACCTGCAAGTCCTGTTACATTAACTGTAACATTAACAACAGCAGGTTCACCCCAAGGACCTGTTCCCCAAGTAGATCGACCCCAACCAGCCATAGTTGGTTACGCTATTCTAATAACAGCGTTACTTGCGTCTGCGGTGGGGAAGGATATGGTAAAACTACCTGCTGTGCTGGTTTTATCGCCACCGAAATCAAAAACTGCAACTGCTGGATCACCAGTAGCTGTTTCATTGAAAATCATGCAGCCTCTTGCCGTAATTGTGCAAGTACCAAAAGTCAAGTCAGCAAAATCGGTAAACGCAGTGGTTCCCGAAGTCGTTGGAGTTACATTAGTTAATGTGCCTCCTTTGGCAGTGTAATTTGTGCCTGTTGCTTCTTGGCTAGTGGAATAAGCTGTGGTAGATGCACTCATAGTAGCTGAACTGGTATACAGGGCTAACTTGAAAGTATTGCCTCCAGTCGTTTTAAAGTTATGTACCGCTTGCATAAGCTCACTTTTGAAAGAAGTACACATTGCCTGAGTTATAGCCATTATAGCCTCCTAATAATTTCCGCAAGGTCTTTATTCCCTTGCGCCTCTAATTGATTACCTATTGTACACATGTGATTTTTAATCGCCTCACGCATATAATGAGTAATAATAAAATGACACTTATTTTTAAAAGCATGTGCCTGTGCTTTAATTGGACCAGGTGCAGTATCTGCAACTGAAACTAATTTATTAGTAGCCATTTCAGCTACCTCTTCTACTGTATGGCCTCTATTCTTTGTAGTCTTTACACCTAAATCACCTATTGACATAGTAAACGAATCTGTTTCCATTTCAATATTTCTTACTTTTTTTAGATTTTTTAGAGGATTTCTTCTTCAAATTATAATCGCCACGAGAAGTTTTAGTTTCTCCTCTCATGTATCTTTTTCTCTCTGTTGCACCTGGCATTTTCTCTCCTTAATATCGGCTTGGTTCAGGGGGCGTAAGACCGTTTGTTTTTTTAATTTTTATAGGATCTTGCCTGCCGGAAACGCCAACAAGTTTTTCGTTTTCTTTTTCTATATTAGAAAAATTAGTTGTTTTCAAATCTCCGTTCTTTAAGTAAACCACAGGTGGATCTTCCAACCTATGATATCCGTAAAGCTTTTCCTTTGAGGATATATTAGTATCTAACATAGGAGAATTTGCCGCAATGGAAACATCAATTCCTTTGGCCATGCATTTAGCCAGCCAAAATTCACAACAACCTCTTCCTAGTTCTCCAAAATAAATATTAGTGCTATAACTAAAGTCAGCGCCATACATACTGATTTTGCCTACTTCATTAAAAGCCGCAAAGGCAATAGCATAGGCAATCGTATTGTTCAAATAGCCACAACCTGTCTTTTCTACCACCTCGTCCAAAGGGAACATTTCAATGGCTGGAACCCTATTGTCAAGTTCACAAGAATATATCGGGATTTCTAACCTTGGAAGCGTTTTTCTCATTACCTGGGTTTGTGGCCCAGCGTCAAATGTGTCAAAGAAACGTGAAGCCGGGTCCATCATAAACACGCGATCACATTTAACAACCGCACACATGGAATTAATCGCCCAGACCTCGTCGTATTCCTTGCTGTGGCTAATCGACATGTGATAATCGAGCTGGCTTTTACCCATCGCAACAATAGCAATATTTTTGCCTTTCAGTTCTTTAATCATCGCACTGCCCTGGTTTTGTCATAACGCATTTCTTCTTTGGTGTTTTTGCCCTCTGCCCAAACCTTAAGTTGCATCATTTCTTTGTCATAATTTTGTTTATAAGTACCAATTTCTGTTTGCTCCAACTTCATAAACAAGGCGGCTTGTAACAAAGAGCCTGCTAACAAAACATTGGGCGCGTTGGTTGATAAATAAGTAGTGCCGTCGGAAGCGCCGGCAGTTAAAGATGTTGGCCTATAAAAATAATGCAATTCAAAAGTATAATTGTCATCGGGAGTGGGGGCTAAGATAAACGTATCATCATCAAACTCCCCGTAATATACAGGAGCACCAGTGGTTGAAGAGTTGGGTGTATAGTCTCTAATAAAAGACGGGTGTTTTAATAACAAATAAGTGTAAACACTGGAGTTAATTACCGCCAGGCTAAACGGCGCTAAAAAATCGCTGGGCATTGATAAATAAGCGTTTCCGGAAGCTGCTGTTCCCGTCACGTTTTTTCTAAAATAGTTAAGTTCAACATTTTTTAAAATGTCTTCTTCGGTTACTTTTATAAAATTATCCAAGTTATTGGTAAATGTCGTTTCGTCATTTTCCATGTAATCCTGGACAGCTGTCTTTAATGTCGCATAAGTAAAAGCCATTATGAGCCTCCTGCTGTTATAGTACCAATTTCTCCGGTTGCTTCAAGACCCTCAAATTCACTACCAATAGGATCATCGGTAGTGGTCATGCCACCGGTGCCTAAATAAACCCCTTTAGAATCAAACTCTGAAATCTTGTTGGTAGTAACTACCCCCAAACCTGCCGTTTGAGTAACAGTATCCGGTCTTGGGTCATAAAGAGCTTGTGGATCAGCAACATGAGGTAGTGGATCAAGCAGTGCGCTTTTAGGTTCAAAACATTCCGGGCATGTTTTTAAATTATTCCATTCCTTGTGTAATTCACTTAACAGATATTTAAAACCGCATCGGTCACAAATTCCGTATGCATATTTGCCGGCAGCATAAGTCATCCCTAGTAACCATAGGAGCGCATGTTTGGTTTTACCATCAATGATGCGCGACTTTCATCTTGAGCCAATGCTCTAGCAAACTCCTCTTCATACATTCCTTTTAAAATTTGTATTCTGTCTGGAGCACGCTTTTGAGAAATATAATAAGCTAACCCCGCAACCAAACAAGGATAAAATCGAAAAGGAACCTGGACATCATTAACAGAAGTATCAGCGTCTTCTATCCTTAAAATCTGATTCATTTTAATAATATCGGTGCTGTTCTCTGGTGCTGGCCAAACATATATTTTAGGCGTTTCCTGTTTGTCTAAAAAGTATTGAGTAGGTCTGGCTTTATTGGCTTTGCTTGGAATGTTCCAATACTCAGAACGCCCTATCTGACTCATTTGATAATCCGTAACCACACTGTTTTTAGTGCGTCTAAGAACCACATCCAAAACATCCACTACATAAGCATTTAAACTATAAGACTCGGTGCCTTCAGTTAATGTTTGACTAACATTGCTAATGGTCCATTGGTTTAGACCTCTGTTTGCCCAATCTGCAAAAAGAATATTTAACGAACGGCGGGCTGTTCTTGCGTCATAAGCAGTACGCATTTCCAGCCCACATCGTTCGTAAGCTTCTTCGATCCATTCAGCAACATTGGGCTGAAAGTCTCTTGATCCAGAAGTAGCCATTCTTATTAGTAGTTCTTAATGAACTCACACCAAACGGTGTATTCGTTCCCGGCATCAGATGTTGACGGAATAACCAAAAGAACATCGCCTGAATAACCAGATG